CGAACGTGGTCTCTTGATCGCGGCGAAGCCCGGTAAGCTCATCGTTCCCCCGGCTTTGATGTTCACTGCCAAGCGCCTCCTCGACACGGAACTCCGTGTTGCGACCGCTGACAACGACATCAACGCTCTCAAGGCGATGGGTTCGATTCCGGGTGGTTACACCGTGAACCACTACTTGACCGATACGAACGCTTGGTTCTTGACGACCGACGTTCCGAACGGCATGAAGCACTTCGTTCGCACCCCGCTGCAAAACAGCATGGACGGCGATTTCGACACCGGCAACGTCCGGTACAAGAGCCGCGAGCGTTATAGCTTCGGCTGGTCGGACCCGCTGGGCATGTTCGGTTCGCCGGGCGCGTCCTGATAGGTTGATGGCGACCTAGAGAGATTGGGGGGCTACAAGTAGCAATGCTTGTGGCCCCTCTTTTTTGGTGATATACAGTCGTTATCGGGAAAAATTTTGTTTACCAGACAGCCCCCGACTGACGACATGCAGACTGGTAAACACAACTCGCATGTGAGGAATTGAAATGGCAACTACTACGTTTTCCGGCCCGGTTGTTTCTCAGAACGGTTTTCAGTCCAACACGCTCGTGATTGGTACGACCGTCGTAACTCAGGGCGTTGCTACTGGCACGGTCTCGGCTCAAGCCGGTTATATCCCGGTCGTTGTTGGTGGCGTCACGAAGTACATCGCGCTGTATTCCAGCCTGACTCCGTAAGATTTCGTAGGGGGCGTTAGCCCCCTTCATCCATTACAGGAGACTCAGATGGGTATGCAAACAGATGTCTTAGCTAGTAAGGTCGCCGTTGCTGCTGGCGACCTGCTGGATCAAAATAGCCTTGTTATTGGACGTTCTCGCGTAAAAGCGATTTATATCGTCCCCGATACAGGCGCAGGCACGGTGACTTTTCGGGATGGCGGGGCTTCTGGCCCAGTCAAGATCGTCGTAAATACGCTGGCTTCTTCAACCAGCCCCGACTATGTTCTTATGCCGGGCGAAGGTCTGCTTTTCCAGACCAGCATTTATATCGTCCCGTCAGCCGTAGTCTCGACGATGGTGATTTATGGCTAAAACCCCGGCTTGGCAGCGCAAAGAAGGGAAAAACCCAAAAGGCGGTTTAAATGCCAAGGGACGGGCGTCGTATAACGCCGCTAACCCCGGTAAGCCGGGGCTGAAACGTCCACAGCCGGAAGGTGGCGCTCGTAAGAAATCATTCTGCGCGAGAATGTCAGGAATGAAGAAAAAACTAACGAGTGCCAAGACCGCCAATGATCCCAACAGCCGTATCAACAAGTCCCTCCGAGCATGGAACTGTTGAAATGGAGATGCTGGTTTGGAACATGGTTCTTACGGGAATCGTGGCCGTTTTGGGTTTTGTTGTGAAAGAAAAGTTTGCCGAACTTCAACGGTTGGGCATTCTCCTCAATAAGACCCGAGAAGAAGTGGCTCGTGATCATGTCACCCGTGCGGAAGTCCGAGCCGATGCCCAGATGCTCCTTGACCGGCTTGATCGGTTGGAGCAAAAAATAGACCGCTTGGTAAATCACAACACCAAGCCAATTTAAAGGTAAATCCAAATGAAAGAATCCAAGATGATGATGAAGAAAGAAGTGGCCTTCATGAAGAAGAAGGGCGCTCCGAAGTCCATGCTCAAGCATGAAATGCGCGAAATGGCTGACAAAGGCGGTCGTGCCATGAAGAACCGTACGGCTGACAAGATGGGTCGTGCGATGGTCAAGAACAAGAAAATGGCCGGTGGCGGTATGGCTTATTCGGACGGTGGTTCTGTCTATCGCAAGGGCGCTGACGGTGTTGCCAGCAAGGGCAAGACCAAGGGCAAGATGGTTCGCATGATGAAGGGTGGCTACTGTGGCTAAAGCGGCTAAGCCCCCGGCTCCGAAAACCGGATCGTCGGACGATTTGATCCCACGTTCCATGCTGCCCGATTCTTCGGTGATTCCGGAGTGGCGGCAGTTTGGTTATGGCGCTGAAGGCCCCGCTGTCCCGAAACCTGCTCCTAAAAAGCCGGGTGGCAAGGCTGCTGGCGGTCACATCAAGAAGATGGCTGGTGGCGGTCAGGTACCGGCTAGAAGGAGTAAAGGTTCAGGGTCTATGCAACGAGCCTCTGAACAACGATTCCGCGATAAAATTTCTACCCCAGTAATTCCCGATCCGGTCAAATATCCGGAATACATCGAGGAAGTTGGCGAGGAGCGTACTAGCGGTCCCCGTATGCGTAAGGGCGGCGTAGCCCGTTCTTCTGCTTCCAAGCGTGCTGACGGCATTGCTATACGTGGCAAGACCCGAGGCAAGATGGTGTAACTATGGATCGTATCCCCAAATATACGGCTGGTATGTTCAAAAAGAAGATGCCCCGGTTTGGGGCTATGAGCATTAGAAAACAACGCTTACCGCTTCCGCCTAAACCGCGAGCAAAAAAATTCCAAGACGGCGGCGAGATTGAAGAGATCATCATTGGTCCCGGCGCTGCTCAAGAAGAGTACGCTGGCGAGATGGCTCAAATCGAAGAGCGTAAGAAGCAGAACGAGCAGAAACGCCGTGATGCAGAGAGTAAGGCTCTCGTTAAGAAGTACTACGAGGCCAAGAAGAAACGAGCCGAAATCAACCAAGAAAACCGAGAAAAGTCTATCAAACACTTTACTCGTAACGTGCGTACGGCCCGTAGCGGGGGCAAGATGGACTCTTGCTGCCGTGGTGATGGCATCGCCAAACGCGGTAAAACCCGAGGTAAATTTGTATGAAGCGCAAGGTTCGTCGCTACGCTGAAGGCGGAGTGGGTTACGAAGAAGACCCAAAGCCGGGTGTGCAATCCGATAAAAAATCGTCGAGCAAAAAGTCGGGTAGTGGTAAGACTCCCTCCCGTCGCGTTAGTTCGATGGAGTTCATTAAAAAGTATGAGACTTCAGGTCCTTCTAGCCGGATAAAAGAAGAGGCTGAAACGACCGTAGCTCGTACTAAGTCCGGTCTTCCCGGCGACCGCAGTACCGGATACAGCGATAAAGGCAAGAGTCCGTATGTTGATATGGACCAAGAGGATGTAGACCGCGCTTTGAAAAGAATGGGCGAAGTTGCCGGTGCCGCTGCGGGCGTTGCTGCTGGAAATGCAAACCTACCTCTTCGTGCCAAGCAGATGCTTCGTCGTATGCAAACGGCTCGTGCTAACGCTGCTGAACGTGCTGCGGATAAAGCTGGCGAAGCGGCTCGGCGTGGTTTGTCCCGTCGTGGTATTCCTCGTTATGACGAGCGGTATCGTGCTAGTTCGGAAGGTTCTGATCGTCGTGCGGCGTATGCAGACGAACTCCCGGAAGGACTTAAGTTTAAGCGGGGCGGTTCAGTGAAATCGTCAGCTTCGCGGCGTGCTGACGGCATCGCTAAGAAAGGTAAAACCCGAGGTCGGTTTGTATGATGGCTTCGCGTGGCATGGGTGCAATCAGTCCGAAGAAGATTCCCCGCGCCAAACGACGGGGGGATAAAAAGCCTGTGATTGGAACGGGCAAACCCATTCGTACCTTCAAGGAAGGCGGCGAGAGCAAGGTCAACCAAGCCGGTAACTACACCAAGCCCGGTATGCGTAAAGCATTGTTCAACAGCATCAAGAATAGTGCTGTTCAGGGCACGGCGGCAGGGCAATGGTCGGCGCGAAAGGCGCAGTTGCTGGCGAAGCGGTATAAGGAAAAGGGCGGCGGGTACAAGTCATGAAGGCTCCGCAGCAGTCATTAAAGGCATGGACTGCCCAGAAGTGGAGGACAAAGAGTGGTAAACGATCTTCTGATACGGGTGAAAGGTATCTACCAGAGGCTGCGATCAAAGCTCTCAGCCCTGCTGAGTACGCCCGAACCACTGCTGCCAAGCGAAAAGGAAAAGCCCAAGGCAAGCAGTTCGTCGCCCAGCCCAAAGGCATCTCGCAAAAAACCCGTGCGTATCGTCAAAAAGGTAAATAAACATGGCTAAAGATTTCCCGGATTTGAACAACGACGGCAAAGTAACTCGCGCTGATGTCCTCAAAGGGCGTGGCGTGTTCAAGAAAGGCGGTTGGATCAAGGACGCTATCAAGAAGCCGGGCGCACTGCGTTCGGCTATGGGCGTTAAGGCTGGCGAGAAAATCCCGGCCAAGAAACTCGCTGCTGCGGCGAAGAAGCCCGGTAAGATGGGTCAACGCGCTCGCTTGGCGCAAACGCTTAGGAAACTAGGTAAATAAGATGACGCTCGGAGATTTTCTCAAGGCTCGTCTTGACGCTATGGCAGAGGCCAAGCGGATTGAAGGTGAGTCGTCTGCGAAGGATGTTGCTGGTAAATCTATCGGCAAGTATGGCCTTTTCTACATTACGTTTATCGTGGTGATTGGGGTCGTCTCTAGCCTTCAGTTGGACAACGAGAAAATCGCTGCTGTCATGGGCTTGCTGGGTGCGTCGTTGACCGCCCTGATCTCTATGCTGGCAAATATTGCCGGTGCGACGGAGAAGGAAGCCAAGCCTGAGTTTGATGTCATCAAAGACCTCATCGCCAAACTTGATAAGTTGGACCGCAAGGAACAGCCGATGCGAGTTGACGTTGAGGGCGATCATGTCACCGTCACCAAGGGTGACGACGTAGTGACAGCGAGGAAGTAATGGTAGACAAGACTACAGCTACGACAGACTTCAACCTCGACCTCAATACGATCATCGAAGAGGCGTTTGAGCGTTGCGGTGCTGAACTGCGTACGGGTTATGACTTCCGTACGTCGAAGCGTAGTCTTGCTTTGCTCCTGATGGACTGGTCAAACCGAGGGATTAACCTTTGGACGTTGGAGCAAGGCACTCACACTTTGACATACAACGTCGGTACGTATGATTTGCCAGTGGATACGGTTGACTTGCTTGACCACGTAATTCGAACGGGTACAGGCACAAACCAACAAGACATCAATATCAGTCGTATCTCGTCCAGCACCTACGTCTCCATCCCGAACAAGAACGCGACAGGTCGTCCGATTCAGATTTGGATCAACCGGCGTACGGGCGCGACGGCTGCTGACGGTACGGTGGTCTATCCGCAATTTACGGTTTGGCCGAAGCCTGATAACTCGACCACGTGGATTCTGTACTACACCCGTCTGCGTCGGATGTTTGATCCCGGTACGGGCGTGAACGGACAAGATATTCCGTTCCGTTTCTTGCCCTGCATGGTGGCGGGTCTGGCCTATATGTTGTCGATGAAGATTCCCGGTGCAGAAGCGCGTACGCAAATTCTGAAGGCTCAATACGACGAGGCTTGGGATTTGGCGGCTGGCGAGGACCGGGAAAAGGCGGCGGTGCGGTTTGTCCCACGTGAGAGCTTCTTGGGTGGCTACTAATGCCAAACAGGTTCGCAAGTGGCAAACATTCCATCGCAATGTGCGACCGGTGCGGTTTTCAATACAAACTGCGCCAGTTGAAGTCGATTGTGATCAAGACCAAGAACGTGAATATCTTGGTCTGTCCGGAGTGCTGGGAGCCTGACCAACCCCAGTTGTCTCTTGGTCTGTATCCTGTGGACGACCCGCAGGCTCTACGGAACCCGAGACCGGATACGAGTTACTTTGCGGTCGGTAATGACGGTGCCAATGGTAGCCGTCAGATACAATGGGGCTGGGCACCCGTGGGCGGGGCCAGAGCGGATGATGCCGGACTGACGCCTAATGATTTAGCGCCGTTCGGTGAAGTAGGAACGGTGACGGTCGTTACGACCTAGGAGACTGAGATGGCTATGACTTTGAAGGAACACGCCAAACTTCCGGCGAGCAAGGCTCACGGCAAGAACGCTAAAGGCTTTCGTGCTGGTGGCAAGACCAACAGCGACATGAAGAAGTACGGTCGCGGCATGGCGAAAGTCATGAATCAACGTAAGCCGATGCGCGGCTCTTCGGGTCCGAGGTAAGCGCCATGAAAGAATTGAATCCCGGCAAGATTAGGCCGAACACCGACTCCACGGGGCGTAACGGCTACCCGGAGAAGGATGTGAACAAGGGCGTCACCCACATGGATATGAAGGGTGCGGGTGCTGCGACGAAGGGTAAGAAGTTCGTATCGCAGATCAACCTTGATACCAACATGAAGTATCGGGCGGGCTGGACTCCGTGAATTACACGCAGCTTTCTACACTGATTCAGGATTACTGTGAGTCCACGGAGCAAAGTTTCGTGGCTAATATCCCGACTTTTGTGCAGTTAGCTGAAGAGCGGATTTACAACTCCGTTCAAATCCCGGCCATCCGTAAGAACGTCACGGGAACAATGACGAATACTTTCCCGTACTTCCAGTTGCCCTCGGACTGGCTCTCGACGTTTTCGCTGGCCGTGATTGACCCGATCACGGGCGAGTACGAGTACTTGCTGAACAAGGATGTGAACTACATCCGCGCTGCGTATCCGCCGCCGAATAGTTATGGCAAGCCCAAGTACTACGCGATCTGGGACGACAACACCATGATCCTTGGGCCGACTCCCGATCAGGCATATACGGCTGAACTGCATTACTACTATTACCCGGCGTCTATCGTAAACGTAGGTAATACGTGGTTGAGCGATAACTTTGAGACGGTACTTCTTTACGGCTGTATCCGTGAGGGCTACACGTATCTCAAAGGTGATCCGGATTTGATGCAGTACTACGAGAATAAGTATCAGGAGTCATTAGCACTCCTCAAACGTCTTGGCGACGGTCTGGATCGTCAGGATGCGTATCGTTCTGGACAAGTTAGGATTCCGGTGACTTGATGTTTAACGGAAGTACAGAAATTGGTGATGTCTTTGTACAGACCACGGATCATCGCGGGCATACTGTAGATGAGATCGCAGAGCGTGCGGCCAACCGTATTCTCCGCGTTGATACGAAAGAAGCCCTGCACTATTGGCTTGTTAAGTACCTTAGTGAAGCACAACAGGCTGAGCGTAAGGAAATATGCAAGAAGTTAGATAAACAGGGTTATTCGGAAATTGCACATTTAATTGGAGACCTATAATGGCTATTACTCAGGCAATGGCGACGAGCTTCAAGGTTCAAATCCTTGAGGGCGTACACAATTTTGGTTCAGGTGTCGTTCGCGCTTCGGCGGCTGCGGATGTGTTCAAACTTGCGCTGTTCACTTCTTCGGCCACGTTGGGTGCTGCTACTACGGCGTATAGCACGACGGATGAGGTTTCCTCGTCTGGTACGAACTACCCGGCTGGCGGCTTGACGCTGACGATCTCGCAGGCTCCGACTTCATCGGGCACAACGTCTTTCATCGACTTTGATGATCTGACCTTCCCGAGCGCGACGATCACGGCGAACGGTGCGTTGATCTACAACGCCACGCAAGGTAACAAGGCTGTTGCGGTTCTGGCTTTTGGCGGTGACAAGACCTCCACGGCTGGTAACTTCACCATCCAGTTCCCGGCTGCTGCTGCTTCGACTGCGATTCTTCGCATCGCCTAAGTAGGCTACGTCTGTGACAGACGTAGTGGTAGCCCTTGACGGCTGGAACTCCATTACAGGATGGGGTGAAGGTGGTTGGGGCACAGCTTCTGTAAGCTTCACCGGTGCCGGTGAGGTAGGCACTGTTGCGCTTGTCACAGATCAGGTTATTGCAGTAACCGGCCTTGAGGCGACAGGTGAACTCGGTACGGTCTTTGTTTCTACCGAGCAAATCCTTTCAGTCACAGGGCTAGAAGCTCAGGCAATTCTGAGTGATGAAGTTGTCGTTGCTGATGCCATTGTTATTGAAGATGGTGTTGTAGGAACAGGTGAAACTGGCGATGTAACGGTCTTCCTTGAACTTATCGTGCCGGTTACGGGCGTTTCGGCGTCTGGACAGATCGGTACGGTATCGCTTGTCACTGATCAGATTTTGTCGGTTACGGGAGTTGAGGGCACATTCCAGATTGGTAACTTTACTGTTATCTCCGGGCACACTGAACTTGTAACGGGACTCGCAGCGACCGGCGAATTGGGCGATGTAGCGGTCTTTACCGATCAAGTTCTGGCTGTAACCGGACTTGAGGCAACTGGAGAAACCGGGACGCTATCGTTCGTAACAGATCAGATTTTGGCTGTTACAGGTGTTGCAGGTACTGCTGAACTTGGCGACGCGGTTCAGAACTCTATATACCTCGTCACCGGAGTGTCTGGAACAGGTGCGGTCGGCACGGTAAATGTTGAAGTTGCATACCCGGTTACAGGGGTTTCTGCGATAGGTAGTATTGGTTCTCAATCGCCCGCTGCTAACGTATGGGGCTTAATTAATACAAACCAGAACGCGAACTGGACGCAAATCGCGGCGTGAGGTAACTAAAGATGGCTAGTACATATTCAACTAATTTGGCCCTTGAACTGATCGGCACGGGCGACCAAGCCGGTACGTGGGGTAACACCACAAATACGAACCTAGGCACGCTCATTGAGCAAGCCATCTCAGGTTACGTCACTCAGGCCGTATCGACCGGCACTGACACGACCATCACGATCCCGAACGGTGCGACCGGTGTCGCCCGAAATATGTTCATCGAACTGACGGGAACCGGTGGGGCCAGCACAAACCTGATCGTGCCGTCTAACAAGAAACTCTACTTCATCTATAACAACGCCTCTGGCGCAGTGACCGTCAAAGTTGCTGGTCAGACCGGCGTCTCTGTTGCAGCCGGTGCCAAGGTCATCTTGGTGTCGAACGGTACGGATATTGTTACCGCGACGAGTTATGTTGCTTCTGGTGGTGCTGCTAGTTTTGCCAGTTTGACCGTATCTACGGGCAATCTTAATTTTTCAGGTACAGGTCAGCGCATCACGGGTGACTTTACCAGTACGCCAGCGGATCGGTTAGCACTTCAAACAAACGTTGTTAATTCAAACACGAATGTTGAAATCATCCCAAATGGAACCGCTACAACTGCGGGTATATTTGTTGAATCTGATTCTGCAATAACAAACAGTTCAAATGCTCAACTTGTCATAGTTGGCGGCGGCGATATGCGGGTCGTTTCCGGTATCCGTGGAACAGGCACTTATTTGCCAATGTCGTTCTATACGGGCGGCTCTAGTCGGATGGTTCTTGATACCTCCGGCAACGTCGGGATCGGCGGGACGGCCCCGGCTTATGTTAAATTTTATTTATCGGGAACGTATCCCACCAGCATCAATGTTACGCAAGTAGTGCGTGCTGACGGAACAATTCCAAGCGGTAGCACATCAAGCGCATCAATTTTTCAAAGCGTTCCAACAACGCAAGCCGCGTCATTTACGCTGCCTTCTTTATCTCACTTTAATGCTACGCAAGCGAGTTTTGGCGCAGGATCAACCGTTACATCGCAATACGGCTTTGTTGCGGAATCCACCCTTACCGGCGCCACCAACAACTACGGCTTCTACTCCAGCATCGCCGCTGGCACTAACCGCTGGAACTTCTATGCAGCGGGGACGGCGCGGAACTACTTTGCTGGCGGCGTGGAAGATGCGGCGGGAAATCTGCGTGACATCCCATCAGCCGGTACTGCAAAAACTTCAGCCTACACTTTGACTGTCTCTGACGTTGGCGAGTTTGTCACGGTCGGTTCGGGCGGCAGTATCACGGTACCCAATGACACGTTCACGGCGGGTAATGCTATCTCTATCTATAACGATACGACTGGCGCTATCAGTATTAACTGCCCGATTACAACGGCGTACCTTGCTGGTACTAATACTGACCGAGCCAGTTTGACTTTGGCTACTCGCGGTATCGCTACGATTCTGTTTATCAATCCTTCACTTTGCGTTGCATCAGGGAACTTGACCTAATGAGCGGCATTCAAATGATGGTTTTAGGGGGGAGTTTTGGGCTACCTCCTCCTCCAACCGTTCAATATCTGGTAGTTGCTGGCGCTGGCGGCGGTGGTTACAACCAAGGCGGATCAGTTTATTACGGCGTTAGCGGCGCTGGTGGCGCTGGCGGTTATCGAACATCCAGTAGTTTTTCTGTTAGTTCCGGTACGTATACAGTAACCGTTGGGGCGGGTGGAGCGGGTGGCACAGGCGGGTCGAGATGGGGTAAAAAAGGCGGCGATTCTGTTTTTTCGACTATCACTTCGACTGGCGGCGGTGGCGGACCGGCTTTTTATGACGCTGGACCGACTAATAATAACGTCGGTGGCTCTGGCGCTGGCGGTTGGGCTTATCAAGAATCGAACCCGGCTTTTACTAACTGGACTAATGGCTCTGCTGGAAATACGCCGTCGACTAGTCCGGCACAAGGAAATGCTGGCGGTAATGCTGATTTAACAACAACATGGCCTGATATTAGCGGGATGTATGGCGGTGGTGGCGGCGGTTATAACTCTGCTGGAAGTGGAGCGAGTGGCGGTAGTGGTATCAGCAATTCGATAACCGGAACTGAAATCGTATATGCGGCTGGTGGCAGCAACGGTGGGTTTGCGCCGGGTTCTGGCGGAGCCAATACGGGCAGTGGCGGTGGGTCCGCGAACTATCAAACATCATCAACTTTTATTGATGGTGGTAGTGGCGGTTCTGGAGTTGTAGTAATTAAATATTCTGATGCGTATAAAGAAGCCGCTACAACAGGTTCGCCGACATACTCTGTTTCCGGTGGATTTAGAATTTATAGATTCACTGGCTCTGGTTCAATAACTTGGTGATGTATGGCGCATTTTGCTCAACTTGATCAAAACAACATCGTAGTACAGGTCATCGTTATTAATAACGATGTAATTCAAAATCTCCCATTTCCCGAGTCGGAGCCTATCGGCGTAGAGTTTTGTCAATCTTTGTACGGCGTAGATACGGTTTGGAAACAGACTTCGTACAACAGTAGTTTTCGTAAAAAGTTTGCTGGTATAGATATGGCGTACGACGCCAACATAGATGCTTTTATATATCAGCAACCCTACCCGTCTTGGACGCTAAATCCGAACACCGGAAATTGGGACCCACCTATCCCGATGCCAGACGACGGACACTTTTATTCGTGGGATGAAGCTACACAGTCGTGGGTCGAAGGTCCAATTATCGGAGCGTAATGATGGAATCCGTCAAACTTGAAGTGACCCTTGAAGAAGCGGTCGCTATCGTGAATTTGATTGGCTCGTTGCCCACTTCGCAAGGAGCTTTCCCGCTTTATATGAAATTGAAAGAGCAGGTTGAACCTCTGCTTCCAAAGCCCGAGGAGGCTAAATAAATGAATACTGTATGGAAAGTTCGGCAGATTGAATGTCTGTCCGAGAACGGCCTTGATAACGTCGTCGTGACGGTGTGCTTTGACATTGACGCAGATGAAGACGGGCTGAAGGGCTTTGTGCAGGGCGACACTAAGTTGCTTCCGCCCGATGCCGCTAACTTTACCGACCTCGCCAGCATTACCGAAGATCAGGTCATTCAATGGACCAAAGATGCACTCGGCGCTGATGGCGTGGCTCGCTTTGAAGGCATGGCGCAGCAGCAGATCGACAATCAGAAAGTCGCGCAGCCAAAGGTCGTTCCGTTGCCGTGGACACCGCCGGTTGAAGTACCTGTTGAAGAACCCGTGCAAGTTCTTAACGAGGGCTAAGCCATGATGACGCTAATCTCAACCTTCCTGTCTTTCCTCGCGGGTGGACTGCCCAAAATCTTGCAAATTTTCCAAGACCGGCAGGACAAGAAGCATGAGTTGGCGCTCGTTGCTGCCCAGAAAGAACGCGAGTTGGCCTTGGCTGAGCGTGGCTTTATTGCTCAGGCTCGGGTTGAAGAGATCAAATTGGAGCAGATTCAGACTCAAACTGCAGCCGAAGAGCGCGTGGCTTTGTATCAGCACGACATGGAGATTGGCAAAGGTGCGTCCCAGTGGATGATTAACCTCCGCGCCAGTGTCCGTCCGGTCGTGACTTACATCTTCGTGCTGGAGCTAGTTGCCATCAACATCGCTGGTGTGTGGTATGCCTATAACACGGGCGTACCTTTTGCCGCTGCGATGGCGGAAGTATTCTCGGATGACGAGATGCTAATCCTGTCTTCAATTATCGCGTTCTGGTTCGGGACACAGGCTTTTGGCAAGAAGTGAAAGTCAGCCCTGCCGCCATCCAGATGATCAAGCACCACGAAGGGGTGAGGACTAAGCCTTACCGCTGTCCGGCGCTTTTGTGGACGGTGGGCGTGGGCCATGTCATTGATCCAAAACACACCGCTATCCCATTTAATGAACGCAAAGATCTACCGATACCCGCAGGTTGGGACCGGATTCTCACGATGGACGAAGTGGACCGGATACTTGCTCAAGACCTTGGCCGGTTTGAGCGTGGTGTGGTTCGACTTTGCCCTGCTGCTGTTGGCAATCAAGGAATCTTCGATTCTCTCGTCAGTTTTGCCTTCAACGTGGGTCTTGGCAATCTCCAACGCTCTTCCCTTCGGATGAAGACAAACCGGGGCGAGTTTGAAGAAGCGGCTGACGAGTTCCTGAAGTGGACCAAGGCGGGTGGTAAAGTACTGCCGGGATTGGTAAAAAGGCGCAACGACGAACGGGCGTTGTACCTGTCAGGGGTCTCGTAATGGCACTTCAGAAACTAGAACTGCGCCCCGGCGTTAACCGCGAATCAACCAGCTACGCCAACGAAGGCGGCTTCTTTGCGTCCGACAAGGTGCGTTTTCGATCTGGCTACGCCGAAAAACTAGGTGGCTGACAGAACATTAACTTTGCCTATACGTATAAGGGGGTTGCCCGGTATCTCTGGAACTGGGTGACGGCTGTTGGCCAGAATCTTCTAGGTGTCGGTACCAATCAGAAAGTTTATGTAGAACTGGGTGGCGAGTTTTATGACATCACCCCGCTTGCATCATCTGTAACTCTTTCTGCTAATCCGTTTAGCACGGTGGCGGGCAGTAAAGCGGTTCAGGTTGGGGCCACTGCACATGGCACATCTATCGGCACGTACGTCACTTTTTCAGGTGCCACGGCTGTAGGCAGTTTGACTTTAAACGGTGCCTTTGAAGTTGCTTCAGTTCCAAGCGCCAATTCATTTGTCATCTATTCACCCACTGCGGCAGGTTCGACGGCTACGGGTGGCGGTTCTTTAGTTGTTGCTCAATACGACATCGACGCAGGTAACGCTGTTTATACCACCCAAGTTGGTTGGGGCGGTCCTCCGTGGGGTAGCGGTGGTTGGGGTTCAGCATCCCCGGCTGGTATCCCGATGCGGCTCTGGTCGATGTTTAATTACGGCGATGACCTGATATTCGCTGAGCGTAGCGGTGAAGTTTATTTCTGGACTAAAGACACCACTACGTGGGCACGAGCGGTCTCGCTTGAAGACAAAGCCAATACGGTAGAAAAAACGGCGACGACGGCCACGGCTGCTTCTGGCGCTACTGCTATTGTGGTGGCTGACGCCACAGGGATTAACACGGGGTCTGTTGTATCAGGTACCGGTATTCCAGCGGGCACTTATGTCACGACTGCTTGGACAGGTTCAACGTCTGTTACGCTTTCAGCAGCAGTTACAGCCACCCTTACGGCTTCTGATGTTTCTTTCAGTTTTGCGGGGCGTCATGTCCCTAACGAAACTAACGTCATCATTGATTCGCCTGTAAACGAGTTCACGATTTGCATGGGTTCAACCCCTTACGACCCGACGAGTTTTAACACGGTATTTAATCCGCTTCTTGTCCGTTGGTCGGATCAAGGTAATCCGTATGAGTGGGTGCCCGAAGTTACTAATCAGTCTGGTGAGCAAACTTTGTCTCACGGCTCGTTTATCGTAGCCACGCAGAATACTCGTCAGGAAATCTTGATTTGGACTGATACCGCCATCTTCTCGATGCAGTACATTGGGCCACCGTTCGTGTGGAACTTTACTCTGCTAGATCAAGACATTTCGATTGCTTCGCAAAACGCGGCGCAGACAGTCAATAACGTCACGTACTGGATGGGTCGTGACAAGTTCTTCATGTATACGGGTCGTGTAGAAACGCTGCCTTGCACTCTTCGCCAATTCGTCTACAACGATATTAATTACGATCAGCTTGATCAGGTTTGTGCTGGCAGTAACGAGGGCTTCAATGAAGTCTGGTGGTTCTACCCGTCAGCCAATAGTTTTATTAATGATCGCTATGTGATCTATAACTATCTTGAGCGTATTTGGTATTACGGCAATATCAATCGCACGGCATGGTCTGAACATACCCAGCGTAACTACCCAATCGCAGCGTTCTCTATTCAGACTTCGTATTTGGCTACGTCGATTGATTCGTCCATTACGACTATTGCCTTGGTAGATGCTGCAACGTACCCGTTAAGCGGTACGGTTACGATTGATTCTGAGGAAATCACGTACGCCAATATTGTTAACAATACCCTTACTGGGTGTGTGCGTGGCGCGAACTCTACCGTGGCTGCGTCCCATACTCAGTACACCGTGGTCAGTCTCAGGATTCCAAACCAAGTCTTGTTGCATGAAGTTGGCAACGATGATGCGTCGGTCAATCCGCCCGTGCCGATTGAAGCGTTTATTGAGTCGTCAGACTTTGACATTCAGGACGGTCAGAACTTTGGCTACGTTTGGCGCATCCTGCCTGACTTGAACTTTACGGGATCGAACGGAGCCAATCCGTCTGTAATGCTCACCGTTAAACCCCGTCAGAATTCAGGCAGTAATTACACCGCTGCCGATACGCCGACCGTTACCCGAACATCGGTAATCCCGATTCAACAGTACACCGGTCAGGTCTACACCCGAGTGCGTGGTCGTCAGATGGCGTTCCGTGTGGACTCAACTGATCTTGGTGTAGCGTGGCAAATGGGCATGATGCGTATTGACGTTAAACCGGATGGACGACGATGACCGTCGCTCGCGGTGTAGTGCCGCCGAACTTACCGGTTGCCCCGACTGATTATCAGGTTCGATATCAGGATCAGTTAACCAACATCCTGCGTCTGTTTTTTAGCCAGATCGCTAATCGGGTTAATTCCCCGACCGCACACGCTTCGTACTTTGACACCACGACACAGACGAATCCGGTAGCCAATCAAGTCAATCTATTTACCTACAACTCAGTTGTTACTCAGCAGGCCGTTACTCGTGGCGTACCCACATCTAGGATATTTGTTGCCCAGACGGGTATTTATAACTTTCAGTTCTCGGCTCAGTTAGATAAGACGGGCGGCTCAGCTAGTGCGGTCTACATTTGGCCTCGTATTAATGGGGTCAATCTGCCGGACTCAGCTACCAAGATCGTCATCGACGGTCCTAACAACGAAATCGTAGCGGCTTGGAACTTTGTGCTGGTTATGGAGGCCAATGACTACTTTGAGTTGGCTTGGGAGTCATCTGACACTAACGTGGTCATTCCATACGTAGCCGCTACGGGCAATATCCCGGCCATTCCGTCCATCATCATGACTGTCACTTGGGTATCGAATTACGAGGCCAACGAGTGATACCATTTAAGAAACCTTTCCCCTTGGGGGGCTTATGAATCAATATCCTGCGGCAGGACTTGCGTCCCTTGTAGCCGCTCAAGGTCGTAACGGGGATTCCACCCTCGTTCACATGACTCCCGAAGAGGTTCGCAGCCTCCAAGCCATTGCCCGTGCACAGGGTGTGGAACTGCCGGTCAATCCGGTAACAGGGGTCCTTGAAGCGTCGGCCCTTAGTAGATTTTTAAGTTCTATTGGAAGGGGCATTGCTAACGTCGGTCGCACGATAATCCAAAACCCTCAGACCACCGCATTGATTGCTGGCACCGCCTACGGCGCTATCAAGGGCGATCTGCAAAAAGGTCTTGAGGCGGGCATGAAAGCCTACGCCGGGACTAAGTTACTCGGTGGTATTACGAGCGCGGTACAACAAGGCAGGAGAACCCCCGGTATCGCGGGTCCTGCTGGATACAGAGAAGCTCCTCGTGGAGCAGATGACTTTGGCGAAATCGCGCCGGGTCTTATGGATACCAAGCCTACGGTTGAAGCTCCGTTAGGTAAAAGTCCTGCCAGTGGTGGTGGCCTTGATGCGCTTTTACAACGAATACTAGGCGGCGGTCAGTCGGGTACTACGCAACAAGGGCAACCCCCGCAAGGACAACAGGGACAGCAGGGTATCTTCGGTCGAGGCACTGACCCGATCATGCAGGCGATTGCGCTTTATGCGATGAATCGTGCTGAACAAAAGGCGACGGGACAGCGACCGGGCATTCCGACTCCGCAGCCTCAACAGTACCGCAACGTCCAGTTTAATTACGGACGGGTCAATCCAAGGTTCCGTGAGCCGGGGCAACCGTACTTTATTGATGGCGGCTATACCGATCAGGGCTACACCACGCAGTTCCCTGATTACAGTAGGCCACCACCTACGGGGCAACCGCCCCCTATGCAGAATCAACCTCCGACCACGATGCCGCAACGCTCGGAGATCATTGACGCTCAAAGACGAGACGGCGTGGCTATGGCTGGGGGCGGCATTGTCCCTCGGCCTAATTTGTCTTACCCGATGAGTCGGGTGCAGTCTGCTGGTTACGAACCCCAAATTAATGTTTTTAGCGGCGAGGAAGGGTTCGCAGAAGGCGGCGTTTCTGAAACGGCGAGCAACTTGGAGCAAGACGAGCAAAGGAGGCGCGAAGAATACTTCCGTAACCTCCGCCCTTTCGCTCCCGCCCTGACTGATTGGTATCGCACTGGTGCTACTGGCACCGGTTCAGAACAGGGCGTGACTTCTTTAATTAACAGCGATAATAACGAACAGTTAAATCAGTATTTTTCAAGTTCGACTACTCCGCAAACTGTTTCCGGATCACAATTTAATTTTCCCATTGAACAGCAGTCTGCTTCCACTACGCCTACTTTTGTTCAACCTACTTTGACTGTAACTCGTCCGGTAAAATCTACAGCGATTGGTGGACCGTTTGGCGATAGTGTGCGGTACTCGGATGGAAGTTTAGATCCGGTTACTGGAAATATGATTTGGTACGAAAGCCCAGATCAATTTCCTAAATTTCAGGAAGGGGCTATTCCGTCTGATGAATATTATTTTTACAGCTCACCTTCAAATGAAGTATCAAAATTAATTACTGAAAATAAAATATCAGCGCCAACGTACCAACAACCTACTTATGCGGCTTTTGAACAACAAAGTAGTACGGGACCTGTTCAAAATTTAATTGCGTATAGCCGTGATCCGCTTACTCGCCTGACGCAGCCCGCACCCAGAGGTGTAGGTACGAAAGGTCTTGCTTCACTTCAACCGTACGATGAATCACTCGCTGAGTGGTACCGTTCGCTATTAGTCCCCCCAATTGGCCGTGCGCCGCTTGAGACGGGAGACTATTTCACGACTACGCCGAAGCGTGGTGCGACTAACTATGGCCCGGTAATTAATTACCCGCCGCCTCCACCCCCGCCAATAGTTGTCCCGCCACCTCCACCACCCCCGCCGCTCACCTGCCCAAATGGTGAGCCTTTCGACTTAATTCGTTTGGCACAGGGGCTTGACCCGTGCGGCATTGGCGGCTGCGGCGCTAACGAATATTTTGATGTCAGCACGAAGCAGTGCGAGTGTATGCCCGGCACTACTCGCGGTACCGACGGCGTTTGCGGTAAAGGACCTCCGGGACCTCCGGGACCTCCGGGACCTCCGGGGCCGCCTCAACCTCCGGGACCTCCGGGACCTCCGGGACCTCCGGGACCTCCGGGACCGCCTGTGCCTCCGGGATTTTTCT